CAACCTAAGCCACAGATTTATACCTAGACACACCCTATGTAATATGTCAAATGCTTGACATGTGCTACCATTTATGTCTATGGGTAAATTATTGCAAGCCTTTGGTCTAGAATCTAAGCCTTTAGTTCAGGCTCAAGCTGCGCCTCAAGTATTGGGCGAGTACTCACCTTATGCAATGCCATTTCAGACTGCCTACATTGGCAGAACAGAAGCGATGTCAGTTCCCGCACTTATGCGATGCCGCAATTTACTTGCTGGCACAATCGGAGCAATTCCTTTAGAGCTTTACAGAAAATCCAACAATCAAGAACTTGGTTCACCTGCTTGGTTAGAGCAACCTTCTTATTCACAGCCACGATCAGTAACCATTGCATGGACTGTCGATTCACTTCTTCTATATGGTCAAGCCTTCTGGAAAGTGGTCGAAGTTTATCAGGAAGATGGCAGACCATCTCGCTTTGAGTGGATCGCTAACAACAGAGTAACAATTACTCTGGATAGCACAAATACTTTTGTTCGCTCTTATGCAGTTGATGGCACAACATTACCAATGGACGGCTTGGGATCTCTTGTTACGTTCCAATCATTAAGTGATGGCATTCTTACTACAGGTGCTTCAACAATTCGCGCAGCTATTGATGTTCAGAAGGCAGCAGCGATCGCAGCAGCTACTCCAATGGCAACTGGTTACATTAAAAACACAGGTGCAGATTTAGATCCTAAAGAAGTTTCAGGACTTCTTGCTGCATGGCGTACTGCTCGCAACAATCGCTCTACTGCATACCTAACATCTACTCTTGAATATAACCCAGTTTCATTTTCACCTAAAGACATGATGTACGGGGAAGCAATTTTCAATCTTGCTACTGAAATTGCGCGTTTATGCAATGTGCCTGCTTACTATGTTTCAGCAGATCAGAATAACTCTATGACTTATGCCAATGTGCAAGATGAGCGAAAGCAATTTCTCACACTATCTTTACAGCCTTTTATTACTGCGATTGAAGATCGTTTGTCAATGGATGACATTACTGCTCGCGGTAATGTAGTGAAGTTCGACATTGATAAGAACTTTCTGCGTACAGATCCACTTGCAGAATTAGCAGTAATTGAAAAACTTCTTAGCCTAAACCTAATTACCCAAGAACAGGCTATGGAAATGACTGACTTAACACCTAACGGAAGCATGGGTCTAGAATGAACCAAGTAATCACCTTCTCGGCTGATCTCACAGCAGACTCAGCAAGTCGCACAGTATCAGGCAAGATCGTGCCTCTTAATGTCGAAGCAGGATCGACAAACATGGGCAAGGTAATCTTTGCCTCTGGATCTATCAACATCGAAGATCCTAAAGCAATCAAATTGCTAAGTCAGCATGATGCAAAGAAGCCTCTAGGTCGTATGGTTTCATTTAGCGAATCAGAGAACTCAATCGATGCAGTCTTTTCTATCAGTCGCTCACAGCGCGGTACAGAAGCTTTAATCCTTGCTGAGGAAGGGCTACAAAGTGGCTTAAGCATTGGGGCAGAAGTCCTTAAATCAAAGATCAAGGACGGCGTTACTTATGTATCCGCTGCTCGCTTGGTCGAAGTAAGTTTAGTAACGGAGCCAGCATTTAAGTCTGCTCAAGTTACTGATATTGCGGCAGAAGAATCTGTCGTAGAAGAAACAATCCAACCAACAGAAAGCGAGACAGCCACCGTGGAACAAACCACTCCAGCAGTCGAAGCAACACCAGTTGAAGCACCAGCGGTCGAAGCTGCTCGCCCAACTGTTTCAGCAGCATACTACACAAAGCCACGCATTGAAGTAACAGCAGCTAAGTATGCAGAAAACACAATTCGTGCAGCACTAGGTGACGACAACGCTCGTCAATACCTACGCGCAGCAGATGACACAACAGACAACGCAGGACTTGTTCCAACACGCCAACTGTCTGAAATCATCAACCCATTGTCTACAACAATCCGTCCTTCAATCGATGCAATCTCTCGTGGAGTATTGCCAGATGCAGGTATGACTTTTGAGATTCCAAAGATTACAGCAGTTCCAACTGTTGCGATTGAGCCAGAAGGCGATGCGTTCAGCGACACAGATCAGAATGCTTCTTTCCTATCTGTAACAGTACAGAAGTACGCAGGACAGCAGACATTCTCTGTTGAATTGCTAGATCGTACATCTCCAGCATTCTTTGATGAGCTAGTACGCAACATGGCAGCAGCTTACGCAAAGGCAACAAACGCAGCAGTAAATGCAGCACTTATCTCAGGTGCATCACTAGATGCAACAACAGTAGCAGCATACCCAACAGCAGCAGAATTGCTAGGCATTGTTGCTCGCGGTTCAGCTTCTGTCTATGGCGCAACAGCAGGATTACCAAATCCATTCGCTCGCAACATGGTTGTATCAACAGGACAATGGTCTAACATCATGTCTCTAAACGATGCAGGTCGCCCAATTTACACAGCATCACAGCCAATGAACGCTGGCGGTCAAGTATCACCAACATCACTAACAGGTAATGTTGCAGGACTTAACCTCTATGTAGATCCAACAAATGGTGGCGATGGCGATGGAACAATCCTTATCGTGAACCCAGATGCTTACACATGGTACGAGTCACCAACATACCGCCTACGCGCAGAATCAACAGCTAACGGATCAGTTACAGTTGGTTACTACGGCTTCGGTGCTATTGCAACTAAGGTTGCAGCTGGCGCATTTAAGAACAACAAGGCGTAATAAACTCACTAAGTCGCTCTGGGGAGTAGTAGCCCTCTACTCCCCAGAGTCTTTAGAAAGGACATCATGGCACTTACAACAGTTGCAGAGTTACGCTCAACACTAGGCGTAGGCACATTGTATCCAGATGCAACTTTGCAGGAAGTATGCGATGCAACAGATGCAGTCCTGCTTCCTATGTTATGGAGTCCTACTTACTTTTCAGTAGCGCATGAAAACATCGTCGGGCAGGGCACTCTTTACTTTAACGATCCTATCAAAGAGATTTTTTATGTAGGTCAAACAGTAACAATTTCTAATTCTGGATCTTCTTACAATGGCAGTAAAGTTATCACAGCCGTTGGAGATTATTCAATCAGCATGACTACAAATCACACTACAGCCCAGCCTAAGCACGCTATTGCGCCTTATGGCTCAGTCGCTTCAAGAACTTACACAGACTGGACAACCGATATGGCAGTCCAGCAAAGTGCTCTTATGATATCTGTCGAGATCTGGCAAGCGCGTACTGCAACCCTTTCAGGCAGTAACGCTGTCGATTTCCAGCCAAGCCCTTACCGAATGAGCGCACAGCTTCTCGCTAAGGTGCGAGGATTGATCAGCCACGCACTCGACCCGCGCAGCATGGTGGGCTGATGCCTGTTGCCGTCACGACTCTTAGAACCACTTTAGCAACTGCTCTAGTCAATAACGCTAAGTGGCAAACTTTTGCGTTCCCACCAAGTGTCGTACTAGCCAACAGCGTGATCGTGTCTCCAGACGATCCTTACCTGACACCTAGCAACAATCAGCACATCACAATCAGCCCAATGGCTAACTTTAAGATTATTATGACTGTGCCACTTTTTGACAATGAAGGAAACCTTAACGGGATTGAAGATACTGTCTGTAGCGTGTTCGCTAAGCTCGCAGCATCATCTCTCGTCTATAATGTAAGCGCAATAAGCGCACCAAGTATTCTCAACGCTGCATCGGGAGACCTTCTCAGCTGCGAGATGTCCGTATCAATCCTTACGAGTTGGAGTTAATATGTCCGAGTGGGAACTAGAAAACGAAGCCTTCCTGAAGAAAATCGGGCAGGTAACACCAGCAACACCTAAGCCAGCATCTACTAAGAAAGACGAGGAATAATCTCATGGCTGTATTTCTAAATAACAAAGTCGGTGTGAAGATTAACTCCGTTGATCTTTCAGACCACGTCACAGCAATCACTCTTAACCGCACATTTGATGAGCTAGAAGTTACTGCAATGGGTGACACATCACACAAGTTCGTTAAGGGCTTGGAAGCATCATCTGTAACAATCGACTTCCTAAATGACACAGCAACAGCAAATGTATTGGCAACACTACAGGCAGCATGGGGTACAACAGTTACATGTGTATTCCTACAGGAAAAGGGAACAGCAGTTTCAGCAACCAACCCTCTTTACACTGTGTCACTTTTGATCAACAACACCACCGACATTAACGGCAGCGTTGCTGATATCGGGGTACAATCGATTACATTTACTGCTAACTCAACTGTTGCAGTAGCCACAACAGGCACATTCTAAAAAACTAACAAAGGGGCAAACCATGGCAAGACTAAAGATAGTTCGTACAGATGGAAGCGTACTAGAAGGCGAGATCACTCCAGCAGTGGAGTACTCATTCGAGCAGTACGCTAAAAAGGGCTTCCATAAGGCGTTTCGCGATGAAGAAAAGCAGAGCGATGTCTATTGGTTAGCATGGGAAGTAACACGCAGAGCAGGTGAATCTGTTAAGCCTTATGGGATCGACTTCATTGAAACGCTAAAAAGCGTAACTGTTGAGGATTCCGACCCTTTAGCTTAAAGCGCGATCTTCCATTCACCTATCTAATTGCTCGGTTGAGCATTAGATTGGGGATTGCGCCCCAGCAGTTATTAGATCTAGATAAGAACATGCTCGATGCATTAGTGCAGGGGCTAAAAGACGAAGCCAAGGAGACGAGAGATGCCAGCAACAGTAAAAGGCGCGGTCGCTCTTAGGAAGTCTTTAAGGCAGTTTAGTCCCGATCTTGCTAAAGCATTACCTAAAGAAGTTGCAGCAGCTCTTAAGCCAATTACTAAAGATGCTAAAGGTTACCTGCCAGATGATGGTCAAGTGCTAAGCGGTTGGAGACCTAGACCAATGTCAGAGGCTCGCTTTCCTACTTACACAGCTCGTGTTGTCAAAGCTGGTATTGGATACAAGACAACACCATCAAAGGCTAATCGCAGAGGTTTTAGATCTTTGGCTCGTGTATTTAACAAAACAGCCGCAGGTGCTATTTATGAAACTATGGGTCGTAAAACTCCGAGTAGTCGTTTTGTTCAGAATCAGAATGGCAAGTATGCCAGTCAGATGAAAGGCAAGGACAAGATGGAAGGTCGCGCCCTGTTTCGTGCATACGAAGAAAACAATGGCAAAGCCAGAGAAGCAGTCCTTAAGGCAATCAGCACAACAGCCGATAAACTCAACGCTAGAGCAAAGGTGTAAATTATGTCGAACATAGTTATTGACATTGCAGCGGAGTTCACCGGCAATAAAGCATTTAAGCAAGCAGAATCCTCAACAGACAAGCTAACCAAGAATGTAAAAAAACTGGCTGCTGCTGTTGGTTTAAGTTTTGGTACTGCTCAAGTTATTGCTTTTGGTAAGGCATCTGTCAAGGCTGCTCTGGAAGCACAGGCTCAACAAGAGCGATTGGCTAATCTTGTTAAGGTTACAGTAGGTGCAACTGAGTCACAGATTCAAGCTCTTAATGACCAAGCAGATGCATTGCAAGCCATTGGTGTTGTCAATAAAGAAAACATCACACAGACCCAGTCACAACTTGCAACATTTAATCTTCAGATCGACACAATTAAAACTCTTACACCTGCCATTCTTGACTATGTAACAGCCGAAAAGGGAGCAGCTGCTTCTGCTGATCAATTTAAGCAGATGACCAATGGACTTGCTCAAGCCCTCAATGGCAACTTTGCATCCTTAACCAAGGTTGGTTTCGTCCTTGATGATGTAACTAAAAAGACAATCAAAGAAGGCACAGAGACAGAAAGAACAGCAGCTCTGGTCAAGGTGCTTGATTCGACTTATAAAGATTTTAATAAAAACCTTGCCAACACTCCAACGGGACAAATGCAGAAACTGGCTAACGCAGCCGATGATGCAAAAGAAATCATTGGCACTGGTTTACTTGATGCTTTGAAATCCATTGGGGAAGATACAAGTGTCGAATCTCTTGCCACTAACATGCAGAACATTGCTATCTATGTAGCCGACATTACACGAGGCATAGGAAAACTAACTGCTGCCTTGAAAAACATCCCTGTACTCGGCAGCGTAAATGTAGGCATGATTCCTATTCTTGGAACTTATTTAGAAGTTTTGCGTGAAGCTGGAAAGCAAGCAAGTGTTCAAAAGTCAGCAGATAATCAGCATTTGAAGTCACTCCAGAATCAGTTTACAATTATCAAAAAGACTAATAATGTCAATAAGAAATTAACAGCAGACGAGTTAAAGAAACTTAAAGCAAAGCAACTTCAACAAGCAATCGATAAAGCTAACCTTGCCCTTAATAAGGGCAGCGATGTCTTTGACATGGACAAGATCCAAGTTGCAGCAGCTCTTAAAAACCAAGCCGAGCAACTAGGCAAGGCAACAGATGCAACTCAGTTGCTACAGATTGCGAATGATACTGCTCGCCTAAATGTCAAGAAGGCAATCTTTGATTTAGATGCTGCAATCGCTAGTGGAGATGAAGCAGCTATTACCAAGGCAACTGCTAAACTTAATGAAGAACTAAAGATTCTTGCTGCGGTTACTGGTCAAAAAATCCAAATGGCGGCTATTGAATCTATTCTCAAAGGTCTTACACCAAAGGATCTCATTGATCAAAAAAATCTAGATGAAGCCTTACGCAAAATCAAAGAGATGCTGAGATTATTAGCAGAAGTTAAACCAGTTACAACCACAGCAGGAAGTCTAGGTGGCACAGGTGGTGGCGGCACAGGTGGTGGCGGCACAGGTGGTGGCGGTACTGGCGGCGGCGGTACTGGCGGCGGTGGAACTGGCGGCGGTGGCGCAGGTGGTGGCGGTACTGGCGGCGGTGGAACTGGCGGCGGCGGCACAGGTGGTGGTGGTAGCACAATTCCTAAACTTTTAACTCCCGATGAAATTAATAAAATTCTTGAAGGTGGCGGCTTTGTACCTATAGTGCCCGGATCAGGTGGCACAACTAAAGGCGGATCTTCTAGTGCCGGTGCTTATGGAGCTAGTGGTTTTCCGGGAGCTGCCGCTGCAATCGCTGCGGATGCAAAGGCTGCTGCCGATGCTGCTGCAAAAGCTGCTGCCGCTGCTGCCGCTGAAGAAATTAACAGACTTCTTGAATCAGGCAGTTTTGTAGGAATAACAGCAGGCAGGGGCGGATCTATGGGCGGATCCTCTAGTGCGGGTGCTTATGCAGCGAGTGGCTTTCCTGGAGCCAATAATTTTAATATTACTGTGAACACAGGCGTGGGAGATCCTAACGCTATTGCTGAGGCTATTAGCAATGTGCTTCGCGAGGCTCAAGACAGAGGGACACTAACAGCGGTATGACATGGCTTCCAGAGTGGCGAGTTACAGTAGGTGATGATGTCTATACGACTGTCATCTCTGTTTCCTTTGCATCTGGTCGCTTAGACATTGATCGGCAAGCCACCGCAGGTTACTGCCGAGTAGAAATCATCAATACTAACAATGCACCCTTCACCATCAATGTCACAGAGCCAGTCACTTTAGAGCTTAAAAACTCATCTGGCACTTATGTAACTGTATTCGGTGGAGAAGTATCAGACTTTAACATCGGTGTGCGAAGCCCAGAGGAATCAGGCTATGTCACCACAGGCACGATTCTAGGCATCGGCTCACTAGCTAAATTGACTAAGGTGGTCTATAACACAGCCCTTACAGAAGGATTAGATGGCGTACAGATTGCAGCCATTTTAGGCTCAGCCCTAAATCTTACATGGGCAGAAGTAACGCCAACTGTCACATGGGCAACCTATCCAGCAGATGTCACATGGGCTAATGCAGAGTCTTACATCGGTGAAGTGGACTCGGGCTTCTACACAATGATTGCACTTGCAGCTAGTGCTACTGCTAAATCTTCTATCCTTGTCGATCAGATTGCTAACAGCGCATTAGGTCAGATGTACGAAGAAAAGGATGGAGATGTCTCTTATGCCGATGCGGATCACAGATCTAACTATCTCGCAGCAAATGGCTTTACTAACATTAACGGGTCTTATGCAACACCAAGTTCTATCACCTCAACAACTCAGACTGCTCGCATCCGTAACAGCCTTATCTATCGATACGCAACAGGATACGGATCAACCTACAGCACCTCTGACAGCGACTCCATAGCCTCTTACGGGCTCTTTGAGCGTTCATTCGACTCTAACATTAAGAATCTTGCAGACATCACGGACATCGCTTCTAGAGAGCTTAACCTTAGAAAGAATCCACGCGGCTCATTAGGTGCAATTACTTTCCGCTTAGATAACCCAGACATCCCTAGCCAGATGTTAGATGATCTTATTGGTGTCTTTTTTGGTGAGCCTGTGCTTATCTCTAACTTGCCTAGCAACTTGCTCGATGGTCAGTTCGATGGCTTTGTCGAGAATGTGGCATTACGAGCAACCCCAAGTTTTGTGGAGATCACCCTTTACATCTCAGCAACAGACTTCTCACTATCAACAACCCAATGGGAAACAGTCACCCCTGCCTCACTAGCTTGGACAGGCGTGAATGGTACACTTATCTGGACTAACGCGACTGGAGCACTAACCTAATGGCACTATCACCGAACTTTTCCTTCCCAGAACCAGACAACTCTAGCCTTGTCAAAAATGGCGCAGAGGACATCCGCGCACTAGGCGATGCTATTGACACAGCCTTTGCAGGTATGGTGGTCAATGCCCAGACTGGCACGACCTACACAGCAGTTAAAGCAGATGGACTAAACTCAATCTGCACCATGGACAACGCAGCGGCTAACACCTTCCGCATCCCAACAGATGCAACTTATAACTTTCCTGTCGGTACGACCTTGTTTGTCTACATGAAGGGTGCTGGAGTAACTACTATCAACGCTGTTACTTCTGGCACTACTACGATCAACAGCGCAGGTGCGGTAGCAGCTGCACCAGTCCTTGCTCGTTATAAATCAGCAGCTTGCATTAAGGTTGCTGCTAACTCATGGATCGTAGTCGGTGGAATTGCGTAATGCTTAACACATTAGCAGGAATTATTGCAGGAACGACAATGGCTCCAAGCGGGGTAACTGTTGATTATCTTGTCGTTGCGGGTGGTGCTGGCGGCGGTGGAAACATTGGCGGCGGCGGTGGCGCAGGTGGTTTTAGGACATCTGTTGACAGTTCAACATTATCCATAGGAACGTCTGCCGTCACAGTTACTGTTGGTGCTGGCGGTGCTGGCGGTGCTTCAGGTGTTAAAGGTTCTGCTGGTTCTAACTCTGTATTTTCAACCATTACTTCTAGCGGCGGTGGCGGTGGTGGTGCTACTAGCGATAACTCTGGTAACTCAGGCGGTTCTGGTGGTGGTGCGGCTAGAGGTGGTCAAGGTTCATTTAATGGTGGTGCTGGTAATGCTGGTAGTTATTCACCAGTTGAAGGTTATGCTGGCGGAAATGTCATTAATACAAGTAACGGAAACGGTGCTGGCGGCGGTGGCGCAGGTGCTGTTGGCGCTAATAACGCTACCAGTTCTGGTGGTAGTGCAGGTGGAGCGGGTCGCTCATCATCTTTAAGTGGATCATCTGTAACTTATGCAGGCGGTGGCGGTGGTGGTGCTTTTCAGGGTACTGGCGGTACTGGCGGAGCAGGTGGTGGCGGAAACGGTGCGGCTGACGATCAAACACCAACTGCGGGAACAGTAAATCAAGGCGGCGGTGGCGGTGGTGGAAACAACAATGGCGAGCCAAGTGGTAACGCTGGCGCTGCAGGCGGTTCAGGCGTTGTAATTCTGAAATACCCAGACACAAAAACGATCACCATTGGTGCAGGTTTAACAGGTTCAACTGCCTCACCTTCAGGTGGATATAAGGTAACAACAATTACTGCTGGCACTGGAAATGTGAGTTGGGCATAATGGCACACTATGCGTTCTTAGATGAAAATAACATTGTCACCGAAGTTATTGTTGGTATAGATGAAACAGAAACCATTGAAGGTTTAGATCCTGAGACTTGGTACTCAAACTTTAGAGGTCAAGCCTGCAAGCGCACAAGTTACAATGGAAATATCCGTGGCACTTATGCAGGCATTGGCTATTCGTACAATTCAGATGAGGACATCTTTATTGCGCCTCAACCTTATGCATCATGGCATCGTGTAGGTTCATTTTGGGATGCTCCAGTTGCTTATCCAACAGACGGCAAGATCTATAATTGGTATGAAGATTTAGGGGCTTGGGTTGAAGCCGAAGTTATCTAAGGCTGCGATCCAATTACGAGAGCAGATCGATGACTCGTTCCCAGATCGTGACCGCACATCGGATGGGTGGATCGGTGATACCCGACACGCTGCTCGCAAGTCAGATCATAATCCAGATGAGCAGGGCTGGGTTCGTGCCATTGATGTGGACAAAGATTTATTCAAGGGCGGAAAGCCAGACATCATGGGAGATCTTGCTGATCAG